GCGTCGTCGGTTGTGTCTCGGGCATTTGCTTCTCTCATCATTGTAACGTAGTGTTCGGGGCAGATTCGCATGATTTGTCGGAGCAGGACTTGTCCAACGTCGAGCTGGCCGCATCCAAAGGCGGTTGAGCAAGGGTCAGTGGCGAATGGTTGATCAAATACATGGCAGTAAACGAGCAGATCGTGTATATAAGTCCGACCGTCAGCCAGATCCATAATGTGGTTGACAAAGGAGGTGTGGGATTCTTCCAACGCCTTCGCGACACGACGTTGAATTGCGATATGGCGTGGATTGGAGGCGTCATATTCGGTCACGTTGCTTGGCCACCAAGAGGAGATACCCCTGCGCCGGGGGACATTGCAGGCTGTGCGGCAGGCTGCTGTTGTGGTTGAGCGCCCTTAAGCGCAGAGAGTATCTCCTCAATGTTGTCGAGGGACTTGCCGGTTTGGGCGTGGGATGCGCGGGCCTTAGCGAGGTGAGTGCGTAGAGCTGCGTGGGTTTTGCTATCCGCCACCTAATCCTCCTATCATTGATTGAAGTGCATTCTTCCCGCCTCCGACGTCGGTATCGGAGAGATTCTTCGCGCCAGCAGAGAGCTTCTGCGCCTGATCTGCGGCAGCGGCTTGTTGCGCTGCCTGAGCTTGCTGCTGGCGCTGTTGTCGGATCTGGTCGAGTTGGTCTGGTGAGCGGATCAGCTTAGGATCATTGTTGAGCAGGTGGGATGCTTTCATGATCCCGTAGTCGGTGTCGACGACATCAATAGCCTCAGGGCGTACGCCTTCGAGCTGTCCGACCATTTGCATGATCCGCTCTATTCCGGCCATTTGCGCTGCGTCTTGCGCGAGCTCGAGCATTGAGACGAAGTCCATCTCTATATTTTTTCCTCGGATTTCTTGGGGGGCGGGAGGGAAGATGCCCGCTCTGGATGCGATTGCAAAAGTGCGTTCAACAGCCGGTTTGAGGCCTTCGAAGCAGAGTCGCTCAAGAACTGGTCCGAGCATAACCATGGACTCGGATCTTCGAGCGTCAATTTCCGCTGCTGTAACATTCGAGCGCGTTTCATATTGCGATATTGTCTGGAAGAGGTTGTTATAGAACGTCTCCTTGATTCGCTCTCTGACTTCAATGAGGTCCTCCTTCATGTCCGCCAAGTTCGGATTGACTTGATATACAGGCGCAAAGCCAGCCCGACCCTGAGATACCATACCGGAGATATATGTGATGCCGCCAGGCAGAAGAGAAGCAGGCTGGTTTTTGAGTTGGATGTCTGCCACCATTGGTGGATTGACTTGTTTGTCAATGCCTTGGTTCTTTCGCTTCACTTCGAGTTGGAGCTGCTTGACATCGGGAAGAGCGTCCATTCCTGGAGATCGTCCGTAGGGATCATTTGAAACCAGATCCCATCTAACAGCAATGTAGGGTTGTTCGTGAAACCCCCGCTTGCGGAGTATCCCAGGAGGTGAAGACGCGCCCCCTTGCGGAGAAGCAGTTCCCATCCACTCCCAGTATACTTCACGGTATTTGAAATGCTCGGGAATGCCGAACTTCCGCGCGTCATCATTGGGTTCTACTCCGTGCGCGACGACAAGCTCGCGAGTGAGGGACGCACTTCCTTCTCTATACAATCGAGCCACTGCTGGGCTGACATTTTCGATCCCAAACTCACGAACACATTGGTCGATAGTAAGGGTGAATTCACGATACATAACCGCTGGCCAGAACGACTGATCATTGTCAAGGTAATATTCTCCAAGACATGGATTGAAGCATCTGATGACATTCTCGTAGTCCTCATAGATTATCATGACGCCAGTGCCGAAGATCACTAGGTCGAAGTAAAGGACCGCCATCGCGGGGTAGAAGTTGGACTCCTGAAAAATCAGGTTGAGGATGCGCTCGCACTCTGAGAGCCACAACGATGTGGGCGAGGTCATCGTGGAGTCTTCTCTGCCAATCCTCAACCTGAACCACCTCTTGGTGGGGTCGGTGCAGCCGGTCATCATTCCCGCAGCAAGATTACGAGCAGCAAGACTACCAGTGCTATCAAGGATGTGCTGATTAATAGGGGAACCTCGAGACATTTGGTTAGGTGTAATGATCCACTTATAACGTCGAGGGAGCATGTAGTCAGCACATTCTCTCCAATGCACCCACCACGAGTAGCGATTGACTCGTAGGCCGATCAGGCGCCCCTCGGCTTGCTTGCGCAGGTCCATGTCCTCCTTTGGAGGGAGGCGGTAGATTTCAGCGCCACGACGAGCGTCGACTGAGATGTCAGCGCGACCTCGACCAGGACCGTATTGGGCGGTGGGCATCAATCGCCCTCTTGTTTCATCTTTTCGCGCATAGTCGCTGCATTATCCTGCTTAATAGCGTTGACCTTGGCCTTGTCCTCTGGGCTCAAAGCTGAATAACCCTCAATATTCGTTCGTGGTTTCCAAACTGACTGTAGCCTAGCTTTATCCTCGGGTGTGTAGGCTGGCTGGCCGTCAGCTTGCGCCACCTGTTGAAACATCCCCTGCCCACCTTTGGTGTGAACTGACGCCGCCATTAACAGATCCGCAAGATCAGGCGTAGATCCTGTGGGGACCAAGTTTACAACATTGCCTGGATCACCAGGGACCGTTGCCATTATCTACCTCCAGCGCCAAGGGCTGTGGGTGCGCCGCCAATCAGCGAACGCGCGCCAGTTTCACCTTGGCCGGGGGTAAGGGCTTGGCCAATAAATGATGGTGCCGACGGCTTGCGTTGTGGTTTCACAGATGTTGGTGGTGTCATCTGTGCAGGTGGCGCAGGCATGGGCGGGACTATCATAGGTGCAGGTGAACCGCCTCCTCCAAACATTATGCTGCCTCCCCATAAGGATTTCGATTGCGCTCGTGGCCGATTTCTTTCTCAAACATGGCGATCGGATCGTAGTCGGATTCAACCTTGGGTTTTTGGTTCCACTGACCTCCTGCACCTAGGTGCATTTGGATCGGCATTGCAAAGGTAAGGGCCAACGCATCGGCGATGTCAGGGCTCTCCAACCCACGTTTGCGCATGTCTTCCTTCTTTTCAAGTTGAATTTCGTTCCTTAAGTTGAACGTGTACGTTGGCCCTATGAGTTGTGCGCGGAGAGCAGGATCGTTTGCAATGGCGCCAGTCTTGAGCCACTCCCGCATCGTGCCCCACATTTCAGCACGCTTGTTGGCGAACAGAATACCTTCGGCACCAGTAGTGAAGCCCACCGCGTCAGGCTTCGCTCCGAAATTAATGTCAAAGCAATGTACATGCATATTGCGTAAGCAATCAACCACACCACCGCCCACACCACCGCCATCAACAAAGATTGCGTCGGCGTTATACTGCGAAGAAACTTCACTGACCTTTCCCGCCACTGTGACCACATCTGCACCACGTAGTTTCACCGTCGAGAATGATTGCGCATCCCGCCCTTTGCGAATAAAGATCACGGTTTCGTTGTCGCCGTAGCGAGCAACGTCAACACCAAGAACCAGAGGCTCATGCGGGAAGCAACTAGCTTCTCGGGCTACTGCCTGGTCAACGACCTCGGCCGAGATGAACTCTTGCTCGCCCACGCGCGGAAACGCACCCTTGACGCGAACGCGAACGAAGTCCGAGTCCTCACCATAGGCGTCTATCCAGTGTCCAATTTGCTCGTGGTTGGTGAACGAGATCTCGCGCGAGTCGACCTTGGTTGTATGCCACGCGCGGGAGAAAATACCGCCCGGGAAACACTCTTTAAATCGACCTGTATTCCGAGTTGGGTTGCCAAATACACACCAAATAATCTGCGTATTACGATCGGTAAGGGCACCCTCCGTCGTTTCCCAAATAACATCAGGTATAGCTGAAGCTTCGTCGAAGACGACCAAGATTCGCCTACCCTGATTGTGCAAACCAGCGAATGCTTCAGTGTTCCTTTCGGACCAAGGCACCATGTCAACACGCCACGTCCGCTCATGCTCTGGATGGAAATAAGCGGTGGCTGTGAGTTTGAAGGAGTCCTTTGTGAGTGAGAGATGATGCCACTTCCCCAGCTCGGCCCAAGTCTTAGTCTTTAATTGCGTTTCGGTGTTGGCCGTGACCACCCCACGGGTGTCAGGCTTTGTATCCACTGCCCACTTGATGATCCAAGAGACAAGCGCACTTTTGCCCACCCCGTGGCCGGAAGCGGTTGCTTCTTGAATTGCCTTGTCGGGAGTGAGGAGGCCGTCGCGAATCCTTTGAAGGATGCTAGCTTGCCAAGGCTCTGGGCCAGTGAACGCTGCAAGGCGCGTCCCTGGCTCGCCCCAGGGGAAGCAACCCAGGACGTAGGCAAGCGGATCGCCGCTTACACTAGCAAGCCAATCGACAAGTCCAAGACTCAAGCAACGGCCTCCCCTGCGCTAAACGCGCCTATTAAATCCAGCCTTAACTGGAACAACCTCTTGGGCGGTTCCGTTGATTAGTTTTGCCTTGCCGGACCTCTCGATTGCCTTGTCAAGGAGGTCAGCGAAGGAATGGTTGTGCTGGACTTCCGCGCGCTTCGAATAGCCAAATCGATCTGCGTAGTCGGCAGAGATGGCTATGAGCTCGCGAGTGGGGAGGAATTCGTTGCGCGAGATGGTGTCGTGGATCTTGTCGTTTATCATCTGCTCCGCTAGGAGCCCGTTCTCGGTCTTGAGTTCGGCGTAAGCATCGGTCTGCGCGTTAAAGCCTTCGAGTGCGTCCGCCTTCTCGTGCTCGATCAGATCCAAGAATGCGGGGGTTCTAAGGTAAAGCGACAGGCGTCGGATGGAGTAGCCCGTTCTTCGACGCACCTCTTGGGGCGTCATACCGACAGCAAGCATCCTCGCGATGGCAACGTGCGATTCGCGGAAGAGTTGGATGCTAGGCAGCGGCTGGTTCAAGAGATCCCCATTGCTCGGCCATCGCGCGTGCGATGCCAGTATAAGTGCGGCTTCTATCCCTCCATCTAGTGGGACTAGGAGCGGCATGATGTACCTTGTCCCAGACTTCAGTTAGGGACAACCAGTTCTTTGACTTTAATCCTGGCAGGTTCTTAAGCCAGAGACAGGTGGCCTTCCGCTCTGGATGGCCGAACCAATATGGCTGTATTACTTGGTCAGGCGGCGCCCACTTTGTACTGAGCACACCGATTGGATTCTCAATTGCGACTCGATCGATGCCACAGTTGTACAGTTGTATAACAAAGTCAACGGCTTCGTCCTGCTGCTGAAGTCTGCTACTCATCCATCTTGCTCCGGACGAGCATAGATATGTGCAGGGTGGATGAGCAATGAGCAAATCCCAATTTGTTAAGCCAATCGCATCAAATATATCGCACTGTATATGGTGGTTTGGGATCTCTGAAGGCAGCAGGTCACACGACCACGCCTCATGACCAAGCGCAGCAAACGCCTCCCTTACAATTCCACTAAATTCGCACCCAACCAGTATCTTCATCTTCCAAGAACTTCACTTGCGGTAGCGTGATCCTCTGGTACTTGTCCCTCGCGCGGAAGTCACGTTCGACCTCACGCCATGGGCGGATTTTGGTCGTTAGACTCTTCTCACA